GGTAAATATAACGAACACACTAATCAAGATGCACCAATCTATAAGGACTTAGCCAAAAAGATGAATGCTACACCATCACAAATGACAGGTGCTATGTATGCATTCTTAGTCGGACAAGGAGATGATGGTGAAGAAGCAATGGATTATCTTACAGACGATGGTAAACAATGGCTTTCAAAAAATGGTTACAAGGGTGATTTCCCACCAAGTGATGAAGATGTAGAACAACTTTTCAATCAAAGTTTTCCTGAAGATACAGGTAAAGCTGGTTCAACCACATTAGGTAAAGCTCAATTAGCTTGGAATCAGTTGAGACGAGATAATATGTCTCGAAAAATGGAAGATTATAAAAAACAAGGTAAGAAAGTTTTAGTCGTACCAGGAGCAACACACGGTAGTGCTATCAATGCTCAATCAAAATCTAAAAAAGAAATCAAAGAAGGTTTGATAATAGAGGGTGGAGCTTATGGACACATGAACCATCCCTTTGATGATAAAAATCTTACATTTTCAGATTTAAAGCAGATAATTATAAATGGACTCGGTGGTAAATTAAACCGAGAAGATAATGTTACAGAAAAACTTGACGGTCAAAACCTAATGATATCTTGGGTAAATGGTAAATTAGTTACAGCTAGAAACAAAGGACAACTTAAAAACTATGGTTCTACTGCAATGGATACCGCTGGTGTAGCTGCTAAATTTGCTGGTCGTGGTGATATTACAAAAGCTTTTGTTTTTGCAATGAAAGACCTAAGTAAAGCAGTTGGTAAATTAAGCGATGCACAAAAAGAAAAAGTTTTTGGTAATGGTAAGAGGTGGATGAATTTAGAAATAATATATCCAGCTTCAACAAATGTTATTGATTATGATAAAACAGAAATAATATTTCACGGAACATTAGAGTACAATGAAAGTGGTAGAGCTATAGGTCAACCAAAAGATTCTGCACGTATGCTAGCTGGTATGATAAAACAAGTAAATCAAAAAGTCCAAAAAAAATATACAATAGGAAAACCCAATTTTTTAAAAGTTCCTAAAGTACAAGATTTTGCAAAAAAGAAACAAGGTTTTATAAGTAGATTAGATAAGTTAAAAAGAGAATTTGCACTCAATGATAGTGATACCCTGGCAAAATATCATCAATCATTTTGGGAGGAATTTATATTTAATGCAAGTAAACAATATAATTATGACATACCTAACAAAATTCTAATCGACCTTACTAAAAGATGGGCGTTTCTTGATAAGTCTTATTCAGTTGCACAGATGAGAAAAGATATCAAGAATGAAGAGTTTTTAGATTGGGCATTATCCTTTGATAAAACAGACCATATCAAATATGTAAAAGATAATATGAAACCTTTTGAAGTTTTGTTTTTAGATGTAGGTGTAGAGATATTGAAAAACATGAGTGGATTTTTAGCTGCCTCACCAAAAAGTGCAGTTCAAAAAATTCGAAAAGATGTGGTTAGGGCAATCAATACTGTAAGTAGAAGTAAAGATGTTAAGAAAATAAATACATTAAGTGCACAGATTGATAAACTAGAAGCCATAGGTGGATTATCCTCAATAGTCCCATCAGAGGGTATTGTATTTAAATACAAGGGAAAAACATATAAATTTACTGGTGCTTTCGCACCTGTAAATCAAATTGTAGGTTTATTAAACTTTTAGGAGAGTTACATGGCAGGATACAGTAAAGAAAACGAAAGACAAAACCAAGCACTAAAATCTATTTTAAAAGGAGAGACTCCAGAAAAAAGAATATTCATAGCTCAAGAAGATTTAGATTTTAAGAAAAAAGTAAAAGAAGAAGCTAAACAAGAACAAAAAAGGATTGATGAAAGATTAGAGGTCACCAAAGAAGCTCGTATGCCTTGGTTTTGTCCTAAATGTGACAAGATAATGAAAAGACGACTAGATGAAAAAATGTGGTATCTATACACACATTGTTTTGATTGTCAAATAAAAGTAGAAAATGATTTAAGAATAAAAGGTGAGTTTGATGAGTGGGCTTCTAAAAAAGTAATTGCTAATAAATTAGCATGGATTAGAGACCAAAAACAATCCTTAATCGATTTTAAAAAACAAAGTGCTCCCTCATACTTCAATCAAATAAATCCTGATGGTCATTCGATTGAAAAAGAAAAATGGGACGCAAACTTTGAAGACCTAAAAGAAAAGGCTAATGAGGCTTTAGAACATTTGGAAAAAATAGAAGAATCTTTAATGTAGTATATTTATATACAGGGAACAATAAATTTTTAAGGAGAAAATAAATGTCGACTATAACAAGAGGTGCTAACGGTAGAACCAATATAGCTGGAACTTCAGAAAGAACAAAATTTCAATTCAATGATGACGCACGTTTTAGTAAAGTTGAGACCGTAACAATATCCTCAACGCAAGGCGTAAAACATCTAACTGGTTCTTTAGCCGGAACAAGTGGATTTATAGTAACGACTGCAGGACAAGGAGTCATTACCGCGGTTGATGGTGGTGATTTAAACGCAAGTGATTTAACAGCTAAACAATTATATGAAATAGGTGTTAGACATATAAGTGGAGCTTGTACAGTCCAAGTAGTTTATTAGTATGAATCGAAATAAAAACGGACAACTAAAAGATGTAATCAAACAAGAATACGTCAAATGTGCCGCTGACCCTGTATATTTTTTAAAAAAATATTGTGTCATACAACATCCAATCAAGGGTAAAATACCATTTCATTTATATGAATTTCAGGAGTCCACGATTGAGGATTTTGTACAACATAGATTTAATATAATTTTAAAAGCCAGACAGTTAGGTATATCCACGTTAACAGCTGGTTACTCTTTGTGGATGATGACATTTCACCAAGATAAAAATATTTTGGTAATAGCTACAAAACAAGAGGTAGCAAAAAATTTAGTGACCAAAGTTAGGGTGATGCATGCTAATCTTCCTAGTTGGTTAAAACAGACGTGTGTTGAAGATAATAAATTAAGTTTAAGATATAAAAATGGTTCCCAAATAAAAGCTGTTGCCAGTGGAGAAGAAGCTGGTCGTTCAGAAGCATTATCATTGTTGATATTAGATGAGGCAGCTTTTATAGATAAAATAGACGGTATATGGGCAGCTGCATCTCAAACATTATCAACTGGTGGTCAATGTGTTGCCTTGTCCACACCAAATGGTGTTGGTAATTGGTTTCATAGGACTTGGATGGATGCGGAAGATAGGTTAAATGATTTTAATTTTATTAAACTGCATTGGACGATACACCCAGACCGCGGAGATGAATGGAGAAAAGAACAAGATTCTTTGTTAGGCCCTTCATTAGCGGCTCAAGAGTGTGATTGTGACTTTATCACCTCTGGTCAATCGGTGGTCGATGGTTTGATTTTGGAGGAGTATAGAAACACCCAAGTGAAAGAACCGATGGAAAAAAGGGGTATTGATAGTAACGTTTGGATATGGCAAGCTCCAAACTATACAAAAGATTATGTAGTATGTGCAGACGTTAGTCGTGGTGATAGTAGTGATTACTCAGCTTTTCACGTATTGGATGTTGAAAGTTTAGAACAAGTAGCTGAGTACAAAGGTAGAATGTCCACAAGAGATTATGGTAATTTATTAGTAAATATAGCAACCGAATACAACAACGCTTTGTTAGTTGTTGAAAATAATAATATAGGATGGGCTGCTATACAACAAGTGATTGACCGTGGATATGAAAACCTTTTTTACATGAGTAAAGATTTACAAGTTGTTGATGTTCATAGACAAATCAATAACAAAATTAACAGAGCTGAAAAACAACTAGTACCTGGATTCACTTTGACATCCAAAACAAGACCTTTAGTTGTCTCAAAATTAGAAGAGTTTTTCAGAGAAAAATTAGTGACTGTACGCTCTCAAAGATTGATTGACGAGTTGTTCGTGTTTATTTATAATGGTAGTCGTGCCGAAGCCATGGCCGGATATAATGATGACTTGGTAATGTCATACGCCATGGGGTTGTGGATACGTGAAACGGCATTGAGGTTAAGAACAGAGGGTATAGAATTACAAAAGAAAGCAATGAATAGTATAACATCGAATCAAGGTGTTTATATGCCAACAAATAATCAAAATGATTCTTGGACAATGGAAGTAAATAAAAAACAAGAGTCGTTAGAATGGTTGATTTAATAAAAGAGGTAAAAAATGGCTGACACAAGTCTATTTAGTAGATTACAGAGATTATTCTCGACTAACGTAATTGTAAGAAATGTCGGAGGTAAGAAATTAAAAGTTTCCGATACTAGTCGTACTCAATCTTACGCAAAAAGTAATTTGATTGACAGATATCAAAAAATATTTACAGGCTCTGGTCTTAGTGGATATTCTGATTCTTTGATGACAAAATCAATGAGGTTAAATTTATTTAAAGATTATGAACAAATGGACTCAGATGCAATCATATCTTCAGCTCTCGATATATATTCTGATGAGTCGACCATGAAATCCGAGTACGGAGAGGTATTACAAATAAAAACTGACAACGACCAGATTAAACAAATACTTCACAATTTATTTTACGATATTGTTAACATAGAATTTAACCTATGGCCTTGGATTCGTAATATGTGTAAATATGGTGATTTCTTTTTAAAATTAGAAATTGATGAGAAGTATGGTGTCACAAATGTTGTTCCGTTATCAGTTTATGATGTATCAAGAATTGAAGGTTTAGACCCTGAGAATCCTGAATATGTTAAGTTTCTGATTGAATCAGCAACTAATGAACATAGATATAAACAAGAGACCTCACCTGAGAAACAAGAGTTAGAAAACTATGAAGTGGCTCACTTCAGACTATTATCGGATTCTAATTATTTACCCTATGGTAAATCACAAATCGAGGGTGGTCGAAAAATATATAAACAATTAACACTCATGGAAGATGCCATGTTAATTCATCGTATCATGAGAGCACCAGAGAAAAGAATATTTAAATTAGACATTGGTAATATACCACCAGCAGAAGTTGACAACTATATGCAACAAGTCATTAATAAAATGAAAAAGGCACCCGTGGTTGATGAGAACACTGGTGATTATAATTTAAAATATAACATGCAAAATATCACCGAGGATTTTTTCCTACCAGTAAGGGGTGGTGATAGTGGGACAAACATAGAGTCTTTACCTGGATTGACCTATGAGGCAACGGATGATATTGAATATCTAAAAAATAAATTATTATCTTCATTAAGAATACCTAAAGCCTTTTTAGGTTTTGAAGAACAGATAGGGTCTAAAGCCACTTTAGCGGCGGAGGATGTTCGTTT